AATGGGGTTATATTAGCAGGTAGTTCCAAATAATATGATGCCTCATAATCACCCTGTTGTTGATTAACAGAATACTTATACTGAGCCAGAATGTCCTGTGCTATCTGTAATGTTTCACTCCATAAGTCAACTTCAATGTCATAGTTTGATGCGTTCATTATATCAACAATCAGGACATTGAACCTATATGTTGTAAAGTTTTCATCTTGTGTAACATTTAAGGGTATAACATACATCAATGGATATATGGGTGCTGCGTCAGTGGTATTCTCCACCTTATCCCTTTGTTGTGTCAAATAAATTAACTGCTTCAAATCACCAATACCAAAAGAGTTTAACATCTTATGGTTTTTTTCTAAGGTTTTTAAGTCAGTTATAATCTTCTTAAAGTTTGTATAATTCATTACGTTCTTCTAATTTCGTTAAGTTGTTTTTGAGTTTCTTTCTCTCTAAGATTATTTAAGTCCTTCATATATGTTAAAAAGTTAAACACCTCTAACAATGGTCTACTTGCGACTTCTTGAATCTTGAGAAGGTTCTCATTAGATAAATATACAAGTGTTGAATACCACCCCCAAAACCCTTCAAAAGTCTTCGGTTGATTCTTTTTATCCACCACATCATCTTGTAAAATATCTTGTGAAAAGATGAGCGGGTACTTCTTTGTAATGTGTGTTCTAAACGCAAAAAAAAAGACATACTACCCTTCAGGTATTTTATGGGTAGTGCCTTAAATAACAAGGCTCTTTCTTCCACTTTGGATGCGTCATATTTTGTAAGGTTCCCCTTATCATCCAATTCCCTATATAATAGTGCCATCAAAAAGTTTAACTCACTATTTCTTTTACTTAGGGGTCTTGATAAAAACTCATCAATATCAACAAACTCACCAAAGGTTAGTTTTTCTAAGTTGATGAACCCATACTTTTTTCCGTTAAACTCAAAGTCCTTGTAAAACTTACCACTATCATCACCCAAGAAGTAATCAACAAGGGTGTTGGATACCTCATATACCCCTTCCCAATCTGCTTCCTTTATCTGTTCAACACTTAAACCAGTTACAATGGATATGAGATATAAATGAAACTCATTTTCATCAGTTAAGTCCTTCATAATGTTTATCCTATTCCATAACTCAATGGTGGGTTCCTGTATTTTATACTCCTTGTTATCGTAAACTATATAATGTGTTTCCATATTATCAAATATAATCTTTTTTAGTAGATGTGATATACACCTTTTGTCTTTCTTTGTTTTAATGCGTGTAATGATATTGCTAATGACATTACGCAGTCATCGTGAGCTCCATCAATTGCTTTATATTGAACCTTTCTTGTCTGTGGACTATATGAATATGTGAAGGTGTTTAACTCATTGAATAGGGGGTTAAATAATGTCTGTGATGGTAATCTTAACTCACCAACATTTAGTTCATAAATTAAGTCTTCAATAATCTGTTGTTTTGACTGATTACTAGTAATAAAGGGTTCTATATTTCTATATTTCTTTTTTAGTTGTTCATATAATGGGTCTCCGATTCCATTTACTTCCATCATAGCACTTGCGTTGTATCGTTGAAGGTGTTTTGATATGTTCTCTATGATATTATCCCAAGAGTTATTATTCTCCCTGTGGATAAAAACAACATTACCTTTATCGTCTAATATCGTCAATACGCTATAGTCCATCTGTCTACCTACGTCAATACCAGCATAAAACTTTTTATCTTTTGTTGGTTGACCCCAATTATCCAAAACACAATAGTTATCAAGATTCTTAAACACAGAACCACCTCCATCTGTAAATTGACCCATTACTTCACTTTGGAATATGTCTTCAGGCATTGTTTTTTTAGCATCATCCAAATCTTCTTTCTTGATGTAGGGGTTCAAATAAGATGAACCATTTATACTAATATATTCAGGTTTGTCAGGGTCTAAACCAGCTAAATATAACTTGTAAAGATAACTACTTTTATCTTTTGGGGTGGAGGCGAACACCACCTTACGACCTTTAACCAAAATGGTAGGTCTTAATATTTCTTCCCATACACTATTACGAATAAACGCCGATTCGTCAATTAACAAATAATCGTTGGTATATCCTCTCATATTATCGGGTTTTTCCGCTGACCTAAATATGATTTTAGACCCGTTAATTAACCCCATTTCGTAATTGGACTTATTAGATGATACCAATAGTGGTGTTCCCGCTATGACCCGTTCTATATCTTCAAATATCTTCCTTGATTGACTATACACGGGTGATACAATCATCGTATTAACCCCGTTGTTTTCTAATGACCACTTCAACGCAAGATTGACAAGTAATAATGACTTACCTGTTTGTCTAGCGATAATTAGACACGCATATTTAACTGAGAGGTCTTCTATCTTTTCTATCCACTCCTTTTGTGCTGGATATGGTGAAAAGCCAGTTACTTTAATGTTCATCTAAATATTCAAATGTTAATCCTTTATGACTTTTACGAGGGTAATGATTACCTCTTTTGTCTTTATTGGTTCGTTTTAAGGCTATTGAAGATATTTTACTAGACCATATATTAAACTCTTTTTTATCTTTATACCTGTCTAAACCAAAATACTTATTGATAAACATATTTACACCTTCATAAACACCAATAACTTTTTTGGTATTATAGTCAATAACCTTTAATGTTCTTTTAGGTTTCATATCCCTCAAAAGTTTTTTAGTACTTTCTTTTTGTTGTTTACGTATTGGTGGGTTATCACCCCCATCACTATAATTTACTAACTTAAATCCCCAAGCCTTAAACTGACTAATCCAATATTGTTCTAATAACTGCCAATCATTATCAGTTGTATCTAACACCTCCATAATAGGTAAACCACCTTTTTGTTTAATTGACTTTAACCAGTTTAACTTATGTTGATTTTTATCTGCCCTTATGTGTGGGTTTCTATGTGATTTCAACCTATTGTTAAAGTTTTTGTCTGTTGTTTTACCAACATACCTAATTTCATTAGTGAAGGGGTCTTTTAAGGTGTATATAATAAACATATTGTAGTACAAAAATACTAGTTTTACTCGTCATTACCAAACTTAAAAGTAATCTTTAATTCTTGTTTTACATCAACCTTATCAGCTTCATTAAGCCCCAATAACTTACTGATGTCATTTAACACCTGTCTTGCGTTGGATAAGTCATCGGTTGTTACAGCTCTGTCGTGAATGTCCCAATACTTCTTAAGGTGTTTTGTAATTAGTTCATCTTTTTCCATCTTGAACTTTTCTTTTACAACACTCCATACCTTTTTCCAATATTCATTTGACTGCCTAACAGATATTCCCTTTTCACCACACCAACTAATATACTCACTATATGACAGATGTTCATTGAATATCTTATCCGTGCTTTCAGTTAAGAATGCCTCAACTTCCGTATTACTCATTTTTTTGGCAACATACCCATCCCGTTTATAAGAACCTCTTGGTCTGCCGGGGCCTGATTTTCTACTCATAATCCCGCTTCGTGTTTATACCTTACAGATAAGTTCCTTCTTATATTAACAAAACACTTACCACAACCAGGTTGTTTATTGGTATTGAATACCCTGTTATACAGGTTATAAAACCATGCTATTTCATCACCTGTATATGATGACTTATTTCCGTTTTTATGAGCCTGTTCAAGCTCCTCAAATGTATAATTTCCCATATCATTTAATGTTATATCCTGTTCTTTACAAGTCTTACAACTCATCATTTATATTGTTTATTAGTTTATCAAACCATAAGTCCAAATCGTAATATCTACTATTTGTTCCTTTATCACCATAAGGTATATCATAATCACCACTTTCATATCCATTTACAAAACCACTTTTACCTTTTTTACCAGCAGCAGTTGCTTTGGTTATAGTCCCATCATTTAACATATCATCACATACTAATAAGTTGGGGGTGAAACGACCTTGTGTATTACCATTTATTCTTTCATCTATATCAGTAATGTTAAATAATCCACCCCTTTTAGTTTTCCTAATAGTGTTTTCACCCTCATCAACAAAAGGTATTCTACAATC